AGCGAGATGCACGATAAACCCTTTCTTATCCAACGGTGATTCAATGGCTGCGGTCAAATGGATCAAACTGGTTTCCGATATGTTTGACAATCGCAAAATCAAACAGATCCGAAAAATGCCGGAGTGCGATGCGATCATCGTCATCTGGTTACAAATCTTATGTTTAGCTGGTCATACCAATGACAACGGTCTGGTCTACTTTTCCAAAGACATCCCATATACCGATGAAATGTTGTCAACAGAGTTTGATCGACCGGTCGCGACCATCCGTTTGGCCTTAAGCATCCTGGTACGCTTCGGGATGATAGAAATTGTCAATGATATCCTGATGGTCTCCAACTGGGAGAAGTACCAAAGTCAAACACGACTGGAATCCATCCGGGATTACAACCGAGAAAAGAAACAAGTCTCAAGAGCGAAACAGAAACTCTTGCTTGAAGATATGTCAATGACATGTCAATCATGTCCAGACACAGATATAGAATTAGATATAGAAGAAGATAAAGAGAAAGATAAAGAAAAAAGACAAAAGAAAAAAGACGATGATGTTTTTGAAACCTTTGCTCAGGGAAATGTTGATTTACTTTTAGCGTTACGTGATTATGAAGCGATGCGTAAGTCCATGAAGAACAAACAATTGACCCCTCGAGCCAAGGAACTGCTATGTACCCAGTTGCGTAAGCTTCAGGAAGAAGGGGAAGACCTGGTCGCCTGCATTCATCAAAGCATCGTCAGTAATTGGTTTAGTGTCTATCCACTCAAAAAAGGAGATCATCATGCGCAAAGTGGAAGAAATGATAACGACGACTGTTGGAACGTTGATACGACCCTCCAACTATAACCTCAACCAATGTACCCTGTATAACCAAATCGAAGGAACCCTCGAAGGAAACGATTGTCGCACCTGCAAGAACAAAGGGTACATCTTGGTGGAAGTCGGGGAGTATACCGCCTTACAAGCATGTGAGTGTCATGCTTCTCGATTGAGTCGTTCCTTGATCCACAAAAGTGGGTTAAGCAAGATGGTTCACGAATACACCTTGGACAGTTACTTGGTCAAAGAACAATGGCAACACTACATTAAAAACAAAGCCCTGGAGTTTATGATTCATCACGATCGCTGTTGGTTTTACATCGGTGGACAAGTAGGGGTAGGAAAGACGCATATATGCACCGCCATCGTCAACAAGCTGATGGAACAAGGACATCCGGCAAGGTATATGTTATGGCGGGATGAGATCGTTAAACTCAAAGCAATCACAATGGAAAGTGCTGACTATCAACAAGCCATCATGGCATGGAAAGAAATCAAGGTGCTCTACATCGATGACCTTTTCAAAAGTGAGAAGGGTAAACCACCGACCCAGGCAGACATTCAGATTGCCTTTGAGATCATCAACTACCGCTACAACAACAAAGAGCTGATTACCCTCTTTAGCTCTGAGAAACTGGTCAATGAAATGCTCGACATCGATGAAGCCATCGGCTCCAGGATCGTGCAGATGGCCAAGTATTATATCATCGAAATTCACCCGGACAAACGCAAGAACATGCGACTGAAATGAGGAAACACCTATGAACAAATATCGCAAAGATGTGGAATACTATCTTTACAACCGCAACAACATTAAGACCAGCTTGGATAAAGAAGAAAAGGCCTGGTCCACCATCATTGAAACCGTCTATAGTCGTTATGAGCAATCGGAGTTAGGCAAACTGTTATCGATGAAGTATGACGAAAAGATGGCCGAGCAGGAAATCTTCGAGAAGCTGCACATTGAGAAAACGACCTTCTATGTCTGGCGGAATCGATTGATTAATGAGATCACGTTGCAAGCAGCCTACATGCAACTGATCAAACCGTTTTAGGTGCAATGATGCAATTTCAAAAAATCAATCTAGACCAACTCATCTATGCCAATTACAATCCCCGCAAGTCCCTTCAACCGGGAGACTCAGAGTTTGAGAAGATCAGTCGTAGCATCCGGGATTTTGGTTACGTCGATCCGATCATCGTAAACAAAGACTACACGATCATCGGGGGACACCAACGTGCCACCGTCCTTAAGGCCCTGGGATACACCGAAGTCGATGTCGTTATCGTTGAGGTCGATAAGGTCAAGGAGAAGGCTTTAAACATCGCTTTAAACAAGATCAGCGGTGAATGGCAGATGGACAAGCTGAAAGAGTTACTTCTCGAACTCGAGCAACAAATCGACTTGGGTATGACCGGCTTTGATGATGAAGAGTTCAAAGAACTGCTCGCTTCAATGGATGTTCTTCAAGCGGTGGATGATGACTTCGATGTGGAAGCAGCTTTGGAAGAAATCATTGAACCGGTGTCCAAACGTGGGGATGTCTATATCCTGGGTCCGCATCGGTTGATGTGTGGAGATAGTACCGAGTGGGAGGATGTCGAGAAACTGATGAATGGGAGGATTGCGGATCTCATCGTTACCGATCCTCCCTATAACGTCAATTACGAGAATAAAATCGACTATCACAAAATGTTTAAAAATGACACACGCAAAAACAACGCGATTATGAACGATCACATGGACAGTGACAAGTTCTTCGACTTCTTACTAGCCATGTATATCCTCGCCAACAAGGTCATCAAACCCGGTGGAGTGATGTATGTCTTTCACAGTGACGTAGAGCGAGTGAGCTTTCAATTAGCGATGGCCGCAGCTGGATTCAAGTTCTCAGAGAATCTGATCTGGGTCAAGAACTCCTTCAACCTGAGTCGCAACGATTATCACTGGAAACATGAACCGATCCTGTATGGTTGGAAGGAAGGTGCAGGACACTACTTCGTGGATGACCGAACCCAATCCACCATCTTCGATGAATCTGTCAACATTGAGAAACTCAAAAAAGAAGAACTCATCACTATGCTTCAGGACATCATAAGCCAAATCAAAACAACGATCATCTATGACAACAAGCCTTTACGCAGTGATATCCACCCAACCATGAAGCCGATTCCCCTAGTCGGCAAGCTCATCAAAAACAGCAGCAAAGCCCGAGAGCTGCTCTATGAGCCTTTTGGGGGAAGTGGATCAACGATGATAGCGGCTGATCAGTTGGACCGGGTGTGCTACTGTATGGAGCTCGATCCAAAGTATGTGGATGTGATCGTCAAGAGATGGGAAGAACATTCGGGAAAGAGTTCTGAATTACTGTAAAACTTAAAATGAAATAAAGGCCAAAGTAATTATTGGCCTTTTATATCGGAAAATTAATGTTAAACGAAATCTATTTCTACAGTTTAACTAGATTCACGATATGTGATAAAATTGAAATAACAAATTGAAGAAATTGGAGAGAACACATGGAAGATAAAGCAAATGATATTGATATCAGCTCAGCAAAAAAACTTTTTAACGAACCCTTTGGCGAGTCGGCTTTTATTAACTATTCAGACGAGAGATTCAGGTTTAGAGATAGTAAAGTTGATGTTTATTTTAAAGACGTAACCAGTTTTACGTTTAAAGAAATTGTTCTTATTGATAAAGCAGAAAAATATGCAATCATAACTTTTTTTGTAATTGGTACCCTACTAGGTGCATATAATGCTTCAAATGCAACTTGGGGTGAGGAAGCACTTGAGTTTTTTGCAACCTTCTTTATTAGTGGAGGTATTTGGGGAGGGTTAGTATATGCCATAACTAAATACTTACAAAATAGCAAAAAGATTATCCAGGATGAGAATATGATTTTTGAAGTTGCTTCACCAAATAAAAAATTCAAGATGCAAGTAACTAAACAAGATGGAGATAGGTTATCAAAGCTGTTTCAACATGCTGGGATTAGCATCTATTCGAGTAAAGAATTGGTTTCAGAAGGACAAGTCGAACCGGTACAATCAAAAGTTTCTTCTACGCTGTCATCTGAAAAGTATGATGAACTTGTAAGACTAAAGTCGTTATTGGATCTTAAAATAATCTCAGAAGATGAGTTCAAATCTATGAAGGAAGATTTACTTGGTAAAAAATAGTTGACTTTGTAAGCTTAAAAGTGACTCTGGATAACCAATGTTACATAAATTATTAAGGCCAAAAAACTCAAAAAGTATTGGCCTTTTTAAATGAGTAAAAAATGGGCTTTGCAAGTACGGATTTTAGCGCTTTTCGGGGTGAAATATAATATTAAGGTTATCTTCCATTGAGAACAGATGAATTATATGGGTTTCAGAGGAATATTGACCTTACTCATGTTTTAAATATAATAAAACTTAAGGATGGGGGAGGTAAAATCAGATTTAGGGTTCGCATCTAAATCTATTGACATAGTAATCAGTATATTATATTATTTCCTCAATAGGACGAACGTCCGAATTAAAAGGAGTGAGAGATGAATCAAAATTTTGACACGATAAGTCAGAAAGAACGTATTTTAATGGCTGCATATGATTACATTTCTTGTGAAGGGTATGCCAATGCTTCTTTACGTGAAATTGCGTCAAATGCAGGAGTAGTACTGAGCCAATTAAATTATTATTTTAAAAACAAAGAAGGATTACTAATCGAAGTCATCCAGATCATGATAGATAAATATTTACTCGAAGTTGAAGAAAGACTCAAACAAGGGATAAATGCTAGAGAGCGAGTGTCAAACTTCATCAAGTATTTTCAAGAAACGTTAAACGAGAATCCAAAGCTTTTCCGGTTGTTATATGATTTTTCAAGCATGGCGCTTTGGTCAGATGTTTTTGGAAAACAGCTGAGCAATCTATTTGAAAAATTATCGATTTTAGTCGAGGAATATATTTTTATAGATACTCTCGAGAATAGTTTTCTCAAAAATCAATCTTCAAACGCAATCGCTCGAATTCTATTTGGGACTATGTTCGGTACAGCGATCCAAGTTCTATTAGATTCGAAAGAGAAGAGACTGCCAGAATCACTTTCAGCAATCGAAACGCTATTCTAGTGATTTTTTAAAAGAAATTGGAAAATAGCCAAGAAATAATCGAATCGCTCAATGACGATTCGACTTTGCATAAACTAAAAGGAGGTTTCAAATGAATTAAGTCATTATTACGGATTCAAATTGTGAGTTATCAAGTGAATATCTGTCAGATATTCCGATTATCACACTTCCATTTTCGTTCCGTTTAGGTGGAAACGATTATCATGATAAATTTTAGTAGGAACTAAGTTGTCGTGGTTTTTATCAACAATTGTGAGATGGGAAATGTCGACAACATCTCAAAGTACACGCTTTGTATTTGAAGAAAACTCCAATCACAATCTTTGATACAAAGAGCGCCGGTAGGTCCAGAACCATAACAATTTTTATTCATCATGCTGATTGTATCGATGAAGCTGAATATTTGAGTATTTTATTGCTTATAGTATTCAATGTTTAGAGAGTGATTATTAATAACATGGGAGCGATAATCAGATCTAATACGGGTCCAGGATCAATCGCGACTTCATTTTTTTGGAAAACAGGTGACGTGAGTAAATCACATTAACCGAAAGGAGAATCATGAAAAAAATTTGTATTGTGACCGATACTGCGAGTGGATTAACTTCTAGTGAGGCAAAAGTAAATAATATTGTGTTGGTTCCGTTGTCAGTGTTAGTGAATGGAAAGGAATACCAAGATTATTTTGAGTTAAATTATAATCAACTAAATGAACTTCTTCGAGAGAAATCGGATATAAAGACTGCGCAACCTAATCTTGGATTACTCAACGATGTAATGCTTAACTTAAAATCACAGGACTATGATGATATTTTGGTATTTACGATCTCAAGTAAATTGTCAGGAACCTACCAAGCCTTTATTTTGGCAGCATCACAGAATCAAATGACAAATGTAAGTGTCGTAGATACTGGGACTTTAGTTGGATCGCAACGCTATGTTTCCCTCTGTGCTTCTGAAATGGTTAGAGCAGGAAAATCTAAGGAGGAAATTTTATATAGTGTTAACCGAGTTTTACATGATACAGTTACTTATTTATTACCAGAAAATCTGGATCAACTAAAACGTGGAGGTAGAATATCAAGTCGCGCGGCAGCATTAAGTAGTATGCTGAAAATCAAAATTGGTCTAGTTTTGGAAAACTACGGGAATGCATTTGAAAAATTTGCGACGACAAGAACAGATGAAAAACTATTTCAAACAATATTTGAAAGCATGAAAAAAGAAGGATTCAATGTTGATACACACAAAGTCTTTATTTTGCATGCTGAAGGAATTTCGCAGATGAACAAGTTAACTTCGTCATTTAACAAAGCATTTCCCCACGCGGATTATGAAATTTTTGACCTGCCTTCCGTGATAGCTGCACATGCCGGGTTAAACACCTGCGCAATTCAGTTTATTTTGAAGATATAAGTGTTGTCTTTATGTCCTATTTTTTAACAGATAAATAAATGAGTTAAACGTCTTATCATCGATGAAATACAAGGTTTAACCGAGTTCATCCGATTACACATTTGAGAAATAGATGAACAGTCGGTATCATTTTTGGTTTGAAAATATTTAAAAGTACAAATAAGATTTTATAGGATTTTTTAACTATGAATAAATTGAGATATATTCAAGGAGAATCGAAATGTTAGAACTACAAAAAGTCACAAAAAGTTATACTGCTGGTGATTTCACTCAAGTTGCACTCGACGGAATTAATCTGAGTTTTAGACAAAATGAATTCGTCGCAATTTTCGGGCAAAGTGGATCAGGAAAAACAACCTGTCTAAATATAATTGGAGGTTTAGATCACTACGATAGCGGGGATCTCATAGTCAACGGGAAATCGACTAAGAAATTCAAAGATTTAGATTGGGATGCCTATCGAAACAATAGTGTTGGGTTCATTTTTCAAAGCTACAATCTAATCTCTCATCTAAGTATTATTGATAACGTTGAACTTGGAATGACACTAAGTGGTGTTTCTGCAGCCGAAAAACATCGAAAAGCCAGGGTAGTTTTGGAAAAAGTTGGATTGAAATTTCATATCCACAAAAAACCAAATCAATTGTCTGGAGGTCAAATGCAACGGGTCGCGATTGCTCGGGCACTAGCAAATGATCCAGATATAATACTTGCGGATGAACCTACAGGAGCGCTTGACTCAACCACAAGTCTTCAAATTATGGATTTAATCAAAGAAATTGCAAACGAAAAATTAGTTATCATGGTGACTCATAATTCAGAGTTATCGCATCGGTATGCAGATCGGATAATCGAATTTAAAGATGGCAAAGTCGTATCCGACACGAATCCTCTTGAGCAAACCGTCGAAAGTAGTACATACAAATTAAAAATGACTAGCATGAGCTTCTTTACTGCACTCAAATTATCTGGACGAAATATCGCGACAAAAAAATGGAGAACGACACTCACTGCTTTTGCATCTAGCATTGGTATAATTGGGATTGCGTTGATTCTCAGTTTATCTTCAGGATTTCAACGCCAAATTGATAATTTTCAAAATGACGCATTGTCCGAGTTTCCGATCATCATTTCACAAACTTCTGTTGACATCAATAAAAACACAATGGCTCAAATACGAGGGGATATCACATCGATCATCACGGCTAATAAAGAATATGCCGATTCCGATGAGGTATTTCTCTACGATCCAGCAGAGGAAACAATCACTCATACAAATGTATTCACACAAGATTTTCTGAATTATGTAGCAGAAACTGACCCCGAAATCTGCAATAGTATCGGATATACTCGTATTGTCGGAATGAATTTAGTCCGTAAAGTAAACGATGTTGTTCAACCTGTATCAATGGCCGTTGGAGTCAATATGGGAAGTTCTGATGGTAGTATGGATATTCGTTCAATGATGTCAAATTTCACGAGTATTAGTGATATTGGCTTAGCTTCGTATCCGACACCGCTCAAAGATAGTGAACCATCCTATTTAGAAAAAAATTATGATGTACTTTATGGTGCTTATCCAAAGGATGATAAAGGTCTTGTTCTTGTTGTTGATAATCAAAACCGAATTAATGCAAATGTTCTAAAAAAACTTGGATTTAATGTTGATAGTATCAAGATCATTAAATTCAATGAAATCGTGGGTACAGAATTAAAAGTTATTCTAAATAATGATTATTATATAAAAGGACAAAATGGTAATTACATGCCAAATTCAGATTATGAGGCGATGTATAACTCTAAAAATAACATTACGCTAAAGATTGAAGGAATTGTTAGGCTAAAGAAAGATATAACAATTAGCATTCTTGGAAATGGAATTGCATACAGTGATAGTCTTATTCAGCGAATTATAGATGATTCAAGCAGATCAGAGATCGTAAAGGCACAAAATTCTGTCGATTATAATATTATCACAATGGAACCGATAGACCCCATCGCTAAAAAGACGGTGGTGTCCTATTTAGGTGGTGATGCAACTCCCTATATTATTTATCTCTATCCTTCAACTTTTGAATACAAGGATGCAGTCTTGAGTTATCTTGATGCTTATAATATTAATAAAGAACAAAAGGATGTCATTATCTATTCCGATTTAGCAGAGCGAATTACAGGAATGACTGGTGGAATCATGGATGCAATTACGATTGTGCTTATTGCCTTCGCAGCGATTTCGTTGGTAGTATCATTAATCATGATTGGTATCATAACGTATATTTCCGTGCTTGAGAGAACAAAGGAAATTGGTGTACTTCGTGCATTAGGTGCAAGAAAGAAAGACATTACACATGTATTCAATGCAGAAACATTCATTATTGGGACTGTGTCTGGACTTCTCGGTATAGGAATTGCCTATTTATTAACTTTTCCAATTAATTGGTTCATTTTAGATACGACAAGCCTCGCAGATGTTGCTCAACTTCAACCGCTTCATGCTATCTTTCTTCTTTTGATTAGTGTTATTCTTACTCTGTTGGGTGGTTTGATCCCTGCACGTATGGCTGCAGAAAAGGATCCTGTTGAAGCACTGAGAACTGAATAATAATCATCTGAAAAGTATGATAATTACTGCATTTATTATTGATTTTATTCTAAACTTCGGTACTGACCGGAGTTTTTTTTTGTGCTAACTTATCACTATAGAGGTGTGTAATGGCCAAGAGTAAATGGGATCAAGTCAAATCGAAGTTACACCTTGTCGAAAAGTGGGCAAGAGATGGTTTGCGTGAAGATCAGATCTGTAAAAACCTTGGTATATCCGTCACTACCTTGGAAGTCTATAAGAAACAATACCCTGAAGTTGTTAAGGCTTTAAAAAAGGGGAAGGAAACCCTGATTACCGAATTAGAGAATGCTTTGATCAAGAAAGCTTTGGGATATGAATATGAAGAGAAGAAAGTCTATACCAAGACCGAGAATGGAAACTCAGTCACTTATACCGAAATCACAAAGAAACATCAGCCACCGGATACCGGAGCGTTGTTTGGTTTACTGAAGAATAAGGATCCTCAAAACTACTCGGACAATCCACAGATGTTGCAGCTGAAACGTCAGGAGTTAGAGCTGCGAGAACGATTAGCGAAAGCTGAGGAGTGGACATGAGCAGGGTTCAAACTTTATCAGACTTCTATAAGAGTCATGAATGGCGAAGGTTAAGACAATCGCTAATGATCCAGCGCAGCCATCCGGCCAAAGGATTGCTGTGTGAGCACTGTAAAGAAGTCATCCTTAAAGACATCGACTGTATTGCACACCATATTAAAGAACTAACACCTTCCAATGTCCATGATGCGACCATCGCATTGAACCCAGGCAATATCCTGTTGGTTCATCATCGATGTCACAATGCCATCCATGAACGATTCGGAACTGCATCTGCACAAAAAGTCTATATCGTCTATGGTCCACCATTATCCGGAAAGACCACGTTTGTACGAGCAAGCAAAGGACGCAAAGACATTGTCCTTGACCTTGATGAACTGTATCGTGCTATCACCTTGTTACCACCGTATGACAAGCCGTCGGAACTGGCCCTAAATATCTTCCAGCTAAGAGATGTCTTGCTGGATCAAATCAAAACAAGAACAGGCAAGTGGTCGCAAGCGTGGATCATCGGTGGCTATCCCAACTTCGTCGAGCGAGAACGACTCGCACAACAACTTGGAGCTGAGATCATCTACATCGAAGTACCTCAAGAAGAATGCGTCAAACGATTACTCCAAGACAGGGATAAACAGTACGTCCAACAGGACTGGCTGAATTATATCCACGATTGGTTCCTGAAGTTCACTCCGACTCCCCCCCGGTCTGAATTTCAGGAAACCGAATCGGGAACTGGAGAGGGGACATCGGATGCACGCAAACCGAAATTTTGAGAAATCCCCCGACATTTTGGAAGAAACGGTGAAGGAAAAACAGACTGAGGAAACTTCAGGAAAGGATGGACATGACTGAGCTAGAGAAACTGCAAGAAATCTTCCAAAAAGTAGACCCCGACAAACAGAAGTTGGTAGAGAAACTGCTCTGTGATGCTGCCTTCCTATCCGAACAAAACGATGAACTTCGCAAGTCCATTACGCAAACCGGCATGGTCAAGTTTCATCCTACTAACCCCAACTTACAGAAACCAACGGAAGCCGCGAAACAATACCTTCGCAACTTACAAACCTATTCCGTTGTGATCAAGACGCTGAACATGATATTCACGAAGAACACCATCGAAGAAGAAGATGAATTTGAACAATTCCTTCATCAACCGCTGGATGATGAGTCGTGAGCTATCTTGAGCAATATGTAGTTGCCATCGACGCTGGTGAGATCATCGTCGGCCAAGAATTGACTATCGTCCTTAAGCAGTTGATTAACGACTTGCAGGATGAACGATATCGATACGATACCAAACGAGCGCATCGACGCATCGCCTTCATCGAGCAATTCTGTAAACATACCAAATCTCCATTTCATGGAAAGCCCTTCTTGTTGGAATTGTGGGAGAAAGCCTTCATCGAAGTGGTCTATGGATTTCTAAGACGATCCACCGGCAAACGACGATTCAAACGAGTCATCCTGCTGATCAGTCGAAAGAATGGCAAATCAACGTTGACTGCCGCCTTAGCCTTCACCGAAATGATGATGGGAAGTGGTGGTTCCGATATCGTTTGCTCCTCCAATGACGATGCCCAGGCATCCATTATCTTCCTTGAAATCGGAGCCATGCGGGAAATGTTTGACCCATCAAGCAAGCGGACCCACAAAAACTTGCGCTGGATCATCAACAAGAAGAACCGAAGCAAAGTCTTCAAACTCTCGGAGAAGACCCACAACAAGGAAGGGTATAACATCGAGTTCGGGATTCTAGATGAGTCTCACGAGATGAAAGACAACTCGATTGCCAAACCGATTGAACAGTCACAATCCACCAAAGAAGAACCGCTGTTTGTCAACATCACCACTGAGGGATTCGTCAATGACGGTTACCTTGACCGGGAACTTCAATATGCACGTCGAGTCATCCAAGGAGAGTATGAAGATGATACCTTGTTGGCTTGGTTGTATACCCAGGATAGTGAAGCGGAAGTCTGGCAAGACGAAAGCAGCTGGATCAAGTCCAATCCTTCCCTGGGGATCATCAAGAAAAAAGACTACTTACGAGAACAAATCCGAAAAGCACGACTGGACAAAGGCG